CAAATGCAACATCAAGGGTTTTCGGTTCGTTATACCAAATGTTGCCCATTTCAAATCCACCTGCCATGACAGAACCAACATCACACAAGCAGCAGTTCATGGTGTCAAGTCTTGCAGACTGGTCATGGATGTAGATATAACCATCCTTGCAGGCTTGCAGTTCATCATTTGTCATGAAGAACTTTCTGTATAATCTTTTATTCAGTTCATTAAAAATCAGACATCTTTTGGTTGCAACCAATGTAGAATCAGTGTTGCTGTTTTCCTTGTCACCAATGAATCTGATGGACTGTGACTTCATATAAACTTCATCCATCAGATGCACAAAATCCTTTTTATAGTTGCGATAGTCCTTATAAGATTTTGCAATCTTAGGGTCAAATTCTTCCAATACCTGTTCTACAATGTTGTGCATTTCACTGACAGGAATCTTTTCCAAATTCTTCTGCATGATAATGGTCATCACTTTTGAACAGATAACTTCAAAATCTGATTCATCCAGTTTTATCATCACCCTTTCAGATGACTTTTTAACTGCATTGACAATCTTTTCTGCATTGAACTGTTCCAGTGTTCCGTCTTTCTTGATTACTTTCATGCAAAATCACCATTCCTTTCTGTAAAGATTTTTTGATGTCTACCACTCTTTGATTTGTGCTGCCTGCCCAGTGATAGTTTTTGTCAAGCAGGTCTTCATTGAATCTTCCATCCACCAGGACATCTGCACCTTCAATGACAAAATGCATTTCTGCATCAGCAAGAACTTCTTCCCAGGTATAACCTGTGTAAATCCAAACATCTTTGTTTGGGAATTTCTCTTTGACATCTTGGATGATGTGGAAAATAGGGAATCTGTTTTGTGGATGTAAAGGGTCACCGCCTGAAAAGGTGATTCCTTTGACATATTCCTTGGATAGTTCTGAATAGATTTCATGTAGTGCAGCTTCATCAAATTCAAGACCATCATCAGGATTCCATGTCACAGGATTTTGACAACCCTTGCAGTGATGTTCACATCCTGCAACCCAAAGAACAACCCTGATTCCATCACCATTCAACATGTCATCTTTTGTGATGTTATGATATTTCATGGTAATTTGACCGCCTTTCCACCAAGTTCCAAATACTTTTTCATGTACCAGTCAGACTTCTTCAAGTCCTTGATTGCTGATTCTGCATCCTTCTGTCCTGCTCTATATCTGTATTTCCATACATTGCACAAACAGAAATGCTGCACATAGGTCTTTCCAAAAACCTGAATCAGTTCATCAATACATTCCATTGCATCTTCCCTGTTGTAATGGTCAGGATGGTTGATTTGTTCACTCATAGTTTCACCCCTTCCTTTGAATTACCCATCATGTATGGTTTTAAGATACATGATAGGTAAAAAATTTTGAAATTAACTTTTCAAGAACATTCTGTATTTCTTTTTGTTGATGGTCTTGTCCACGATTTTGAAACCAAAGGTCTTGACCATCTGTCTTGAAAATTCAATTTTAGAAAGTGCCTGCAAGGATTCAGCAAGACAAAATTCCTTGTATCTTTCATAAACACTGGATGTTGGTTCACTCTCAATGTCAAATTCTTCATCTTCACAATCTTTCATGAACATCAGTAGTGGATTGTTTCTTTCTTCATATTCTTCAAGTTCCTGTCTAACCTTGTCAGATGTGGTGTAGTTCTTGGATGCAAGAACCCTTTTCAATCCCTGGATTCCAAGTTGAATCAGATATTCCATGGATTCCTGACCTTTCAAGTCATCTTCAATTCCTGGTCTGAAATTTGGGTCATCAGACTTGAACTTTGCATTGAAGGGAACAATCACAAGTCTTCTCATAATTGCTTGTGAATCAGAACCTTTTCCCATTCTTGGAATGTTATTTGCTGAAAACAGCAGCTTGCAGAATGGTTTGAAGTCAAACTTTGGTTGACCTTTTTGTTCTGCATCAATAGTTTCACCAGTGACAATTTTTTTGAACACTGCTGTGTCAGTCACAAATTCATTGGAAATATCATCACCAATATTTGCCAGTTTTCCAAACATCATGACTGTACTGAATCTATCACCCAACTTTTTCAAGTCAAGGGAAGAAATATTCTTTTCAGACATTAGATGTGAAAGGGTCTTCAAGTAGGTTGATTTTCCGTTTGAACCTGTTCCTGTCAAAATAAATGCTTTACCACCTGCAAGTGTGTTTGACCTATACATGCAAGCACCAACGATTTCTTCCAACAGACTTCTGATTGCTACATCACCACAGGACACATTTTCAAGCATGTTGTCAATTGCTTCACTGGATGCTTGTCTGTTGAAATCCCAAGGGATTTTGTTTGTGATAACCACATCAGGTGTGAAGTCCTGGAAAGTGTCAGTTGTTATGTTGAAAAGACCATTCCTGAAAGCAATGATGTTTGCAGGTGCAGCTTTGGTGTTTTCCCTGATAAGAATATTCAGGTATGACATCACTTCCTGTCTTTTTGCTCTGTTCAAACTTGGAAGGTGCTGAATCATTGCAGCTTCAATTTCTTCCTGCCCTGATACATAGATTCCTTCTTTATACATGTGCAACTGACCATTGATTCTAATGATGTGGTGATTGTTCTTCAAGAACACTGCAAATTTGTCAAACAGGAAGGTTGTTCCTTTGAAGAAAATAGGTTTTGAAAAAGCATCATCACGCATGATGACATTCAGTTCATCTTCTGACAGTGGTTCTTTCAACACATACTGGTTGACCATTCTAAGAACATCCCTTGCTTCATCTTTTTCAAAATCTGCTGATTGCAAGGTCAATATGTAATTGAACAGTGCTTGATTTCTTCCATCACCTGCATCCATATCAAGGAATTCAGCTTTACCCTTAACAGGTTTCAGGAACTTTGGGATTTCCTGATATTCTTCACCATCTTCTTCAAAGATGTCATATAAGATTTCCCTTTCTTTTCCATCATACTTCAATATTTCATAAGAATTTTTGACACCAACTTTGATGTCTGCTGTCAAACCAATTGCAAGTTTGCAGTGTGTGAAACACTTGTCAACACCTGCATTTCTGAACAAAAAGTGCTTTCCCCTGGTTGTTGCGTACACCCTACAATTCAATTGAAGGTCTTCCACAATGTTCATCAAGATTTCAGACTGTTCAAAATCATCAATGTCCACCAGGATTGTTTCTTCTGACAATATACCTGCAAATTCAGGAAGCAACTTGACCTGTTCATAGGTCTTGAAGTCTGTTCTATTTTTGAATTTTTCAATGCACTTTTTGTCCTTGGTTTCAACATAACCCTTAAAAAACATCCTTCATCACTTCCTTTGCTGTAATATTTCTATGTGCTTCAAAAACTGTTCCTTCTGCCTGATACATCTGTTGAAATCAGACAGATGTCCTGCATAAACAGCTTTGAAATGTTTGTGTTCTTCCCTTGCAGCAGTCAATTCATCCTTTGTCAGTCTGACACCGTTTGGATGTTTCTTTGATTCAATGATTGCAGCAAGGTCAGAAACCTTCTGTTTTGCATCCACTGCTTTCTTCCCTGAACTGATTCTTCTGTCTTCCAATTCCTGAACCTTGTCCATGAAATACTGTTCCAGGGTGATAATAAGTTCATCCTTGTGTTCATAGTCCAGGTCAATCACATTCAACAGTTTCTTCAATTTTGCTTGTGATGTAGGGAAGAAAGAATTCATGTGGATAGTCATTTGACCTGTTTCATATACAATTTTCAAATCCATATCACATCACCCCAAAATCTTCCAATCTTTTCTTTGCTAAATTTACATACCAATCTTTGTCCAAATATGAAGGACATCTGACCCCAGTCATGTCATCATTGAAGATGAAACAGTGTTCAGGACTGGATGCAATCTTTTCAGGTTTGCCTGTTCTGATTGACACCTTCTTAACACCTTCATCACCAGGTCTTGTTGATGCAAATACCCTGATACATTTTTCCTTCAAAGGCATGTCACCATGAAGGATTGTAGAATATTTGCTTGTTATTTTAGTGACCATCTGAAATTCTTTCAGGTCATCACATTCATGAATGAACTGTTCCACAGGAACACCTTTGACCATGTATTCAATCAAAGCATGATTCACAATAGGGAAGTCACCATAATCAAGATTTGACAGCTTCTTCACATAAGCACCTTTGGACTTCACTTTTCCATCTGCTGCAACTATGATGTAGTTGTTCACATCCTTTTGGAATACTTTTCTGTATTCATCAAATTCAAGAACCAATCCAGTTCTTTGTTCCCATTCCCATGCAATGTCATCCACCAGGTTGAACCATTCATCTTCATCCATTCCATCAGGCATTTTTATCAAAATACCATCTGTGTTTGACTGAATCAGTTCACAATGTGGTTCAAGATGTTCAATCAGGTCAAGCAGAAGAATCTGACCATAAACACAAACCTTGTTTGACATCAAAGGGTCATACAAATCATTGTTCTTATCCTTCAAAACACCATAGGTGGAATTCAACACGATTTTCAGCACTGCCTGCAATGGGTCTTTCTTCTTTTTCAGTTCCAATCTTTGATTGTAGATGTCAACAAACTTCTGTGGGTCACTGATATTTCTGCTGTGAAGGTTGTATCTAATCATCAAAGAAGGATATAGGGAAGCAACATCTGCCATCAAGAAATATCCTTCACCATGGTATTTTTCTAATGCACCATGGACACCACCCCATGCAAAGGTGTGTGGACATCCTGCAACCATGACATTCAACTGATTCTTTTCAGGCTGCTTCTTTCCAGGAATGTGTCTGTAATAACATCTATTGTCAGGATTCATGTACCAGTCCAAAACATTCTGATATTTCTTCACCTGGTTTGTATCAGGGAAATCAATGTCAAATTCATCTTCCCTGTCACCCTGTCTGTGTGCATCCAGGATGATTGCAGTCAACTGTGGTTTGGTTTTGGAAATCAAAGACAGGTCAAGTGGTCTTCCTTTGCAGGCAAGTTTCACAAGTCCAAGTCTTCCATTGAATTCTTCCTTTCTTTGTAGGAACACATCAATAGTTTGTTCCACATCATGAACACAGTATTTCACAGTTTCCTGAATTTCTGCTTCTGTCAATGGTCTATCAATATCAAAAGGAACACTGGATTCTTTGATGTTGTTTCCCATAGAACCTTCAAACCATTTCAAACCTTTATCCAGGTTCAGCATGACATCATAATTGTTCAATGGAATATTGCGAAACAGTGAAGAAAACTTCCATCCAGGATTTCCCTTCACAATGATGAAGTCATTGATTTTCTTAGGGTCAAAACCACAAAGGATTCCCTTCAAGATGTATTGGTCATAATGATTTGAGTTAAAACCAACCCAAATGTCATTCTTGTTCTTTGTATAAAGTTCTTCAAGTTCCTGGGGATTGTTGATGATGACATGCTGCTTCTTTTCATTCATATCAATCACTACAACCAACCAGTCATATTTGAAAACTTCAAAGTCATAAAACAACATTTTCTTCACTTCCTTTCTCGTGGTATCTTCCCAAGATACATCCATTCTAAAAAAATTTTTGCATCTTGGGAAGACCCTTTTTCAATTATTCAAGAACAAAAACTTCTGTCAATTCATAAGTGCTGAAATCCTTCTTGCCCTTCTTGTAAGAAAGTGCATATTCAAAATTGTCACTGACAGATTCAAAGATGTCCATGATAAGGTTTCCATACTGCTTATAAGACTTGAATTCAATGACAGGTGCATCATCCATTTCAGACACCATCATTCTAAGCATTTCATTCACAATATGAACCTGGAATCCCTGGGTGACAACCTGGTTGAAGAAGATGATGCTGTTCTTGAATTCACCATCAATAATCTTGAACCAAATGCTGACCATAGGGTCACCCTTCTTGGATGCTTTCAGTTCCATCTGCTGAATAGCAACTTCATAATCACCATGGGGAACTTCCTTATAGTTTCCACCACCGCCATTTTCAGCAGCTTCCTTCACATCATTTGCAAGACCTTCTGTGTCAATTTCCTTATCCCACTTATCAAACATATTAGCCATTTTAATTCACCTTTTTAACCTTTCTTTTTATTAGTTATTTTCTGCTTTGAGAATAGCAAGTGCAAATTCCACTGCATCACATTCATCAAAACCTGCTTCAATATGTGCATCCACAAGAATTCTGTTCAATGCAGCAATTTCCTGTGCTTCCTTCTTTGCTTCTGCAAAGACATCAACTTCCTGTTTAGGTTCACAGTTCTTTTCATCAGGCTTTTCACCTACATGAATAACCTGCACCTTTCCATCCTTCACTGCCTGTTCCAGTAACATCTTGATAAAACCATCCATTGTTTTAACCTCTCTTT